TAGTCCTAGCTCTTCTTTGGATAAGCTTCGGAAGGCAACTATACAATGGGTACTACAACCCCTAAAAGAAAACAATACTGATAAATATTTGAGCAAAAAATTTTGGCTGGATGCGAGCGATCAGTTAATGTATCAGGGCAAAGCCCCACAGTTTTCTGACACAAAAGCAGCTCGTATGCCAGCGTTCTTTGAACATGCAAACACCAACCTCCCTCAATACGCTTAGTTTCCATTCAGAGAAGCTAGAGAAATTAGTAGAGGATCTGGAAGCCAAGTTTGCTTGGCGTCCCGTCCACCCCAAGGAGGACTTAGCCTCCATTATGTACCGCTCCGGACAATGGGAAGTGGTACAATATGTAAAAACTATCTTAGAAGAAGACAATGTGTCTATTTAGATCAAGCCCTACACCGATGCCAACACCGGCTCCTATACAACCAAGGCAGCCTGACGTAGTGCAAGCATCAAGACTACCTAGCAAGAAAGAGTTAGTAGATCCTGATGAAGTAGCGGGCGTAGAGTATGGTACAACCGCAAAGACTGCTCCAAGAGGAACAGCTAAGAAAACTGGTACTGATGCTCTTAAAATTAATATCAACACACCAACAGCTGGTACTACAACGGGTGGAATGAATGTATAAGGCTAAGGAAAGATACGATAAATTGTCATCAGGCAGAACACAGTTTCTGGACATGGCAGTTGAATGTTCTGAACTTACCTTACCTTATCTTATTACAAGAGACGACAACTTTAAAGGCAAGCGGCAGTTGCTACAACCATGGCAATCAGTCGGAGCTAAAGCTGTTGTTACATTGGCAGCGAAGCTTATGCTAGCTACCTTACCTCCACAGACTAGCTTTTTTAAGCTACAAGTTAGAGACGACAAGCTTGGAGAAACACTCGACCCACAGATACGCACAGAGTTAGACTTATCATTCTCAAAAATAGAGAGATTGATAATGGATTTCATAGCTGCATCTAATGATCGAGTTCAAGTACACCAAGCATTAAAACACCTGATCGTTGGCGGTAACGCACTTATCTTTATGGGCAAGGATGGTCTAAAGACTTATCCTCTCTCACGATATGTTGTAAACAGAGACGGTAATGGTAATGTTATAGAAATAGTTACCAAAGAGCTAATTAGCAGAAAGGTTCTGGGGATAGAAAAACCTCCAGAGAAACAGGGACCGAACAGTAATTACCTTGGTCCAGATGAAGACGACGCTGAGGTGTACACCTGTGTTAAGATGGATGAGAATAGCGGTAGCTGGAGATGGCATCAAGAAGTGGACAACATGATCCTAGATGGTAGCCAGAGCACAGCACCGAAAAATGCCTCACCATGGTTAGTGCTTCGATTCAATACAGTAGACGGAGAGGACTACGGACGTGGTAGAGTAGAGGAATTTATTGGAGACTTACGTAGTCTCAATGGATTGTCTCAAGCTCTCGTAGAGGGTGCAAGTGTTGCAAGTAAAGTTATCTTTCTTGTCTCACCTTCATCAACTACCAAGCCGCAGACCTTATCGAAAGCCGGTAACGGAGCTATCATACAGGGTAGACCAGAAGACGTAGGAGTCGTGCAAGTCGGTAAGACAGCAGACTTCTCCACAGCTGCACAGCTGGCGTCACAAATAGAAAAGAGAATCCTCGAAGCGTTCCTAGTTATGAACGTGCGAAACGCTGAAAGGGTCACTGCTGAAGAGGTACGCCTGACTCAGCTAGAGCTAGAGCAATCCCTCGGCGGACTGTTCAGCTTGTTAACGGTAGAGTTTTTAGTACCCTACCTCAACAGAACTCTGTTAATACTACAGAGATCTAATCAGATACCAAGACTACCTAAAGATGTCGTTAGACCTAAGATCGTAGCTGGTATTAACTCACTCGGTAGAGGACAGGACAACGAAAGCTTGACTAGATTCATGGGTACAGTGGCACAGACACTAGGACCAGAAGCTCTCATTAAGTTTGTCAACCCATCTGAAGCGATACAAAGACTAGCAGCAGCACAGGGTATAGATGTACTCAACCTAATCAGAACTCCAGAAGAGCTACAGGCAGAGCAAGAGAAGCTTATGCAGATGCAGGCACAGAAGTCACTTGTCGATCAGACAGGACAGATTGCAGGCACACCACTCATGGATCCATCAAAGAATCCAGAGTTGGCAGAGCAAGCATCAGCAGCTATTGAAGGTTTAACTGGAGCACCAGTACCACCACAAGAATAATATGGCAACAGCAGAAAACCAAACTTTTACAGTTGATACAACACCACCTACCGAAACTCTCACTGATAACCTAACGCCAGACGAACAAGAATCTCTGGCTGTTGGTGAGAAGATGGTAGAAGAGCAAGAGCAACTTCTTGCCGGTAAATATAAATCAGCTCAGGAATTAGAAAAAGCATACAAAGAACTGGAAGCAAAGCTAGGCGATAACACAGAGCAAGCTGAAGCTGAACCAGAAGCTGAACCAGAACCTACCTCACTATCTGACAATGCTAGTGTTATTACATCAGCATCAGATGAGTATTATCAAAACGATGGTAAGCTATCACCAGAGACTCTACAAAAGTTCTCCAATATGTCTAGCCAAGATTTGGTTAACGCATATCTAGAAGTAACAAAGAGTCCAGACTGGCAAGCACAGCCACCATCTGAAGTAGCTGATATATCTGAGTCACAGATAAATCAAGTTAAGAACGCAGCAGGCGGTGACGCAGCATACCAGAACATGGTACAATGGGCAGGGGCTAACCTAGACGCTAAGTCTATAGAAGCCTTTGACCAAATCATTAATACTGGTAGCTTAGATGCTATTAACTTTGCAGTTAAAGGATTAAAGTCACAGTATGATGCAGCAAATGGAATAGAAGGTAAAATGGTACAAGGTAAAGCAGCACCTAACAGAGGTGACGTCTTTCGTAGCCAAGCTGAATTAGTAGCAGCTATGAATGACAGAAGGTATGATAGCGACCCTGCCTACAGGCAAGACATTATCGAAAAACTTGACAGATCAGACTTATCATTTTAAAATCATGCCCGGACATTACGGAGACAAAAAGAAAAAGACAGGCACTAAAAAAGTGTCAAAGGGACTAGCCGCACTCGCAAAAAAAAGACCAAAAGTTGCGGCTGCAATCATGAAAAATAAGAGGAAGAAGTAATGGCGTATGGCAAAGGCGGTTCACCCGGTACACCTACACCTGATTGGGATAAAAACTGGCCTCCGAAACCTAAGCCTCAAAAGCCTAAACCAGATCTTAGGTTGGCTAAGATGAAGACTAAGACTAACAACAATGTCAATGAAGCATAATGGATAAAAAGAAAGAACTTATGATCGCTAACTATGTTGGCGGCATAACTCCAAAAGAATTTAGTCCACCACCTTTTAGATACTTTAATCACTTAAGGATTCCTAGCATCAAAGAAGCTGAGATGAAACACTTTAAAAACTTCATCAAAAGCACTGGAGGTAGCTGGGATCTTTCTAAAAATAAAAATAATTTAAAGATAGCTACTTTAGCTGAACCCGAACCTAGCTCATCTGATATGGGATATGTAACTGAAAAAGGTTTCTTTTTAGATGGTAGTGGTGATGCTTACATGCAAGGTGGAGGTAAGTTTCAAAATGCTGGAGAGTATAACCCTGACATACATGGATTACCTGTACCTCTTGTTGAGAAAAAACAAAAACAAAGATCTAAATTACAGATAGCCTAATGGCAGTAAAGAAAAAGAATGTCAGTCTCAAGATGGGAAAGCACAAGTCCCGTACTGGGGGACTGACAGCAGCCGGTAGAAAGAAGTACAATGCAGCTACCGGCTCTAACCTCAAGGCTCCTCAGCCGGGAGGTGGTCCACGTAAACGCTCATTCTGTGCTAGGATGAAGGGTGTAAAAGGACCAATGAAAAAACCAAACGGCAAGCCTACAAGAAAGGCTCTTGCCCTTCGCAAATGGAAATGCTAACATGGCTAGAACATATGATGAAGATGGAACAATGACTAACTCCATCTCTGAAAGACAGAATAAGAAGAGAATGGCTAGTGCGGATTTCTTTGGTGTACCTAAAGATGTTAGGGACGCTAGCAAGAGACTATACGGACCCGGTCCATTTGATGTTAAGGACAAAAAGAAAGTCCAAGACTATTACAGAAATAAAAAAGGAAAAGCATAATGGCAAAGCGTGGCTTATATGCAAACATTCACGCCAAGAGAAAGCGGATCGCCGCTGGCTCTGGTGAGAAGATGAGAAAGGTGGGTTCTAAGGGCGCTCCCACCGCCGCTGCTTTTAAGAAGTCAGCGAAAACAGCAAAACCTTACAAGAAAAAAACTAAGAAAAAATGATCACCACCGAATACGGGAAGAAAAACATCTACCCTAACGAACCACCTATACAAATTTTACCAAAACAAAAACTAATGTCACCAGAAGCAGAAAGATTTAATGGCTGGGCAGCAATGCTCGGATTCGTAGCAGCTGTAGGAGCCTACGCAACAACAGGACAAATCATACCCGGAGTATTCTAATGTCAGTTATCTCAGTAACAAGAGATAACAGCATTAGCAACTGGGAAAGATTTTGTCAGTGGGTTACAAGTACAGACAACCGCATATATGTAGGTTGGTTTGGTGTACTTATGATACCCTGCTTATTAACAGCAACAACTTGTTTTATACTCGCCTTTATTGCAGCACCGCCTGTAGACATAGACGGCATACGTGAGCCTGTTTCTGGCTCGTTATTATACGGAAACAATATTATATCAGGAGCAGTCGTCCCCTCCTCTAACGCAATCGGACTACATTTTTACCCTATATGGGAAGCTGGAACCATGGACGAATGGCTCTACAATGGCGGACCATATCAACTCGTTGTCTTTCATTTCCTCATAGGTGTAGCAGCTTATGCAGGCAGACAATGGGAGCTATCATACAGACTTGGCATGAGACCATGGATCTTTGTTGCATATACTGCACCATTATCCGCAGCTCTTGCAGTCTTTCTTGTCTACCCATTCGGTCAGGGTTCATTCTCTGATGGTATGCCTTTAGGAATCAGTGGAACATTCAACTTCATGTTTGTCTTCCAAGCGGAGCACAACATCCTTATGCACCCCTTTCATATGCTCGGAGTTGCGGGTGTGTTTGGCGGTGCTTTGTTTGCTGCTATGCACGGAAGCCTTGTTACTTCCTCAATCCTTCGGGAGACCACGGAAGATATCTCACAGAACTATGGCTATAAGTTTGGTCAGGACGAGGAAACTTATAACATCGTA